ATTTAGTGATAGCACAACATCAGATACTTTAGTAGCAGACTTTACATTTAGAGCAGATGAAGTTGACTTTCCATCTTATTTTTCTTTAGCATTGCAATATTCATTGGCATCTATCTTTGCTACATCAATAGCTAGAGATGATAGACTTATGCAGTTGATGGAAACAAAAGCTAATCAACTTATGGCAAAAGCTAGAAACATAGATGCACAACAACAAACTACAAGAAAACTAGTTACATCAAGATTTATTTCTAATAGGAGAAGTTAAATGGCTAGAGTAAGAGTGCCATTAAATAACTTTCAGTTTGGAGAGATAAGTCCTTCTTTAACATCTAGGACAGATACTAAAGTATATACTAATGCAGGTGAGCAGGTTAGAAACTTTTTTATTAGATCAGAAGGTGGTTTGAAAAAAAGAACTGGCACAAAACGTATTGCAAACTTTGGTAGTAATCCTGCATTTACAGCACTAGCTAGTCTAAGGCAGAGTGTAAGAATTGAACCTTTTATATTTTCAGATGATGAAAAATATATAATAGCATTTAGCAATACAAGAATAGAGATATTTCAGATTAGTCCTACTGATGGCACTGTGTCATCTATACAAGCAATTACTGGACAGTCATGGTTAGTAAACACAACATCAGATCCATACCTTGAAGAGATTACTTTTGCACAGCAAGGTGATCTTATGTTTATATGTCACAATACATTTCAGACAAGAATATTAGAAAGAACTGGTCTTACTACATTTGCAGTATCTACATTTAACTTTGATACATCAAGAGATGGTAATGATATCTTTCAGCCATACTTTAGTTTTCAGCCATTAGGCATGACTATAACTGCAAGTGGCACAACTGGTAGTGTAACACTTACTACATCAGCAGATTATTTTGTATCTGGTCATGTAGGTGTTGATCTATTAATAGGTGAAACAAGATGTCGAATAACTGGGTTTACAAGTGCTACAGAAGTTACTGCCACAGTAGGTGGTACTTTAACACAGCAACTTGAAATAGATAGTCTTAAAACATTTGAGGGTAGTGGTACTATTAGAGTTACAAAAGCATTACATGGTCTTGCTACTGGAGCATCTGTTACTTTTGAAAGATCAGGTGCAGTAGGTGGTATAGCTAACAGTAATATAAATGGTGCAAGAACTATTACTGCTGTTCCTGATGAGAACACATTTGAATTTACAGCAGGTGGTAGTGCTACTGCTACATCTAGTGCTATAGGTGGTGGTAGTCCTCGTATTGTAACTGGTGCGGCTACTACTGAGTTTAGCGAGATGTCTTATTCACCTCTTCGTGGTTATCCTGCGGCAGTTACCTTTCATCAAAATAGACTTTGGTTTGGTGGCACTTTGGCACAGCCTGATGGTATATGGGGTAGTAAATCAGGATTGTTTTTTAATTTTGATATAGGTGATGCAGAAGATAATGATGCTCTTGATCTTACTGCAAATGTTGGTGAGATATTTTCTATAAGACATTTAGTATCTAATAGAGATTTACAAATATTTACTACTGGTGCTGAGTTATTTATTCCTACTATATCTAATAAACCAGTTACACCCTCTAATGCACAGATAAGAAGACAAACACCTTTTGGTAGCAGTTTTGTAAGACCAACTGTATTTGATGGTGCAACTTTATTTATACAGAAAACTGGTAGTGCATTAAGAGAGTTTTTATTTACAGATGCAGAAGGTGCTTATACTTCTGTTGCAGTATCAGGTCTTGCACCTCATCTTATACTTGATCCAGTACAACAAACATCTATTAAAGGTGCATTAAATAGAAGTGAGTCTTATGCTTTTTTAATTAATAATGATGGCACTATTGCTGTATTCTATTCTATAAGAGGAGATCAAAAAGCAGGGTGGAGTCTATGGAATACACAAGGATTATGGCATAGTATATGTGCAGTACATGAAAGATTGTTTGTTGTATGTGCAAGAGATGATGGTTCAGGGTCTACAAAATTATTTCTTGAGGAGTTTCAAGATGATATGCCAATGGATTTTTGCAATACTTTTAGTGGTAGTTCTAGTGTGTTTGGTAGTTTAACTTCACATTTTAGTAATGGTGCAAGTGTAAAAGCTACAAATGGTAATGATTTTCTTGGCACATTTACAGTATCAGGTGGACAAATAGATGCGAGTAGTGTTAAAACTGGAATAACACAAGCATTTATTGGTTATGCTTTTACACCTACACTCAAAACATTACCTATAGATGCACAGATTACTGGAGGACCTTTGACTGGAGAACCAAGACAAATACCTAAAGTTACATTAGATTTATTTGAAACACTTGCTGTAAGTGTTAGTGGTCCAAATACAACATCTACTACAAGAGATTTAGTTATAAGAAATGTAACAGATGATATGTCAACAGATAGAACTGCAGTAACTGGTAAAGAAGAATTTAGATTATTAGGATATAGTCGTGATCCAAGAGTAACAGTATCACAGTCTTTTCCTTTAGATTTACAAATTAATGGCATGATAGTAGAGGTAGCATTTTGATACAATTAGCATTAGCATTAGGTTCGGCATTTGTCCAAGCACAATCTTATAATAATGCAGCAAAAGCAGCAAAACAAGAAGGTGCTTTAGCAGCAAGAAGAATAGGAGAACAAGCTAAGTTTGAACAACTAAAAGCATTGCAAGATCATAATGCAATCATGGCAAATTTTAAATCTTATGAAGCAACTAATATTGCACTTGCAGGTGTAACTGGCAGAGATGAAGGTAGTGATAGATCATTAAAAGCGTTAATTAAAAAAGCAGAAGAAAATACAAGAACTGCAGATAATAGATCAAGATTACAAAGCATGGCAGAACTATCTAAGTTCTCACAAGAAGCACAAATGGCAGTATTAAGGGCAAATAATAAATCAAAAGCATATCGTCTACAAGCATTTGGCACAATGCTCAATGCAGGATATAATGCTAGTAAAGTTTTACCTACTTCAACAGCAATGCCATCTCAGCCAGTTTTTTATGGAAATACATTTGATAGAGCATTTTAATGGTATTTATTAAAAGCAAAGCAACAACCTTTAGAAACAGACCAGTAGGTGTAGTGTCATCAAATACTGGTGCAACTGATTTAGCTGTATCACAAGCTAATTTATTTAACTCAGTTCAAAAGATTGCATGGGAAGAAGCTAAAAATGATGCAATAAAAAAAGATGTTAATACTGCTAAAACATTAGTTATTGAAGATGCAAATGGTAAAATTAGTTTTGAACGACCAAGATTTACAGCAGTAGGTTCTGATAAAGCAAATGCTATTTTAAGCCAAAGATATGCAAATGCTATGATTAATAAAACTAATCAATACTTTAATGAACTTCATGCCGAAAATAAATTAGATAAAAAAACTTTTGATACAAAAGCACAAAACTATATTTTAGGTTTAGAAAAAACATTTCGTGATAATGGTATGGCTGACTATATACCTGAGTTCAAAGCAAAGATTGTAAACAAACAAGTTCTTCATTCTAATAAAATATTAAATGATACTATAGAAAGAGAAGAAAGAATTGCTGCTGTTAATAAATTAACTGGTATTGAAAATACCATAGGTACATTGGAAACTTTACAATATGATATAGAAAATTTTGAGTTTGCTGATATTCCTGATTTAGTTGAAGGTGATATATTACAAAAAAAGAAAGATGATTTAGATGTAGCACAGAAAAATATTACTGCACAGATTAATGAACTTGTAGCTGATGGACATATTAAAGGTCCAAAAAAATTAGAACTGTTAGCAGATGTTAGACGCAATCTTGCTTTTGGTGTTATTAATAATGCTGTTGATGCTTTAGGAGAAAACTCAGGTGCTATTAAAGGAATAGAGCAATTAATACAAAGTAAAAAACCAAGTCAACAATTAATAAATACATTACTTAATTCATCAGTTGGCACATTAACTTTGCCACAACTACAAAAAATACATGATTTAAGAGAAACATTATCACTTGATAAAACTGATA